GTATTCCGACGGACGATCTATCAGGCTTCATCGCGTACGCCGACATCACTGAGGCCAATGCTGTAACGTGGCTGAAGGCTGCTCTTGGGGACGATGGAGTCAGTGATCAGGAAGCTGCCGTGGCTGCTCAGATTGCTCTTCTTAAAACCCCGGTCAGCGGTTCTGGGTCTCCTTGGGTAGTTTAATTTAAAGGATAATCAAAATGGCTGAAGAAAAAAATGTCGTATCCATCAATGGTGAAGAATACGACCCTTCTGACTTGACGGACCAACAGCGGTATCTGATCGCACAGGTTCAAGACCTACAACAAAAACGACAGGCAGCACAATTCCAACTGGATCAAGTTGCTATTGCGGCGGATTCATTTATGCAGCAACTATTGACTAGTCTGTCCGAAGAAGTTGTCGAGGCTGAAGTCGGATAATGGCAAATCTAACTGTCAAAGATGTTAGCGGAAAGCTCAAGACCCATGAGGCGGTGTGCGCGGAGCGGTGGAAGGAAACCATCGAGCGCATTAAGCGGCTGGAGCTAGTTATGATTAGCTCGGCTGGCGCGGTTATTTTGCTCATGGCTGGAATGTTGTGGAAGATGTAGATGCCTTTAACAAAAGTGCAGTTTCAACCTGGGGTTAACCGCGAAGTCACGTCTTTTGCGGAGCAGCAGGGTTGGCGCGATTCAAACTTAATCCGTTTTAGATCGGGCCGCCCTGAGAAGATGGGCGGCTGGGTAAAGACTGCGGGTGCTGCGGTTACTGGAACGGTACGGTCTCTTAACTCTTGGATCACTCTGGGTGCCCTAAAGTTAATGGGCGTCGGTACTGAGACGAAGTTCTACATAGAGAACGGCGCGGCGTACTACGACGTAACGCCGATACGAAGCACCGCAACGTTAGGGGCAAATCCCTTCACCACAGGCAGCGCGGGTTCTGGAATAATTACTGTAACGGCGGCGGGTCATGGCGCTGCGGTAGGTGATTTTGTGGTCTACAGCGGAGCGACCGCCGTAGATGGGTTGACGATTGCTGATTTAAACAAAGAGCAGGTTATAACCGCCGTAACGTCGGCCAACGCCTACACGTTGGATACAGGTGGTGCAGCCACCTCCGGATCCACAGCGGGTGGTGGATCGGCAGTAATTGCGAACTATCAAATACACGTTGGTGTTGAGAATGCGGTACAAGGCGCGGGTTGGAGCGCCGGGTTCTTCGGCGGTCAGACACTTACATACACCCAGACCACCTTGGACGGCGGAATAAACGCCAGCGTCACGTCCATAGATTTAACCTCCGCCTCGGATTTTGAGACGGCCTCGTCAACGACATCGGCGGCTGTCGCTGTAGTGGACAAGTTCATAAAGGTAGCAGATTCTTCCGGTTTCCCAGCTAAAGGAACCGCCAAGATAAACAGTGAGAATATAATCTACGGCACTAACCAAGGTAACATTCTCGGTGATCTAACGCGGGCCGCAGACGGGACAACGGCAGCAATACATGCCAGTGGCGCTACAGTCACGTTCGTCGGTTTAATACAAATTGATGATGAGCTTATCCAATATACCGGAAAATCCAGTAATGACTTGGACGCTGGTGTTGTCCGAGGGACTAGGGGTACAACAGCAGCGGCCCATGCTGATGATGATATTGTCAAGGAAGCCAACGGATTCTACGGCTGGGGAGATGAGGTTGAACCTTTTACGGCTGGTGAGGCCCGTCTTTGGTCCCAGGACAATTGGGGCGAAGATTTAATCCTGAACGTGCGCGACGATAGCGTCTATTATTGGGATGCTTCTCTGGGTCTAGCCAATAGGTCCCTTCCTTTAAGTTCTCAAGCGGGGGCCTCTGACGCACCAACCATAGCTAGACAAGTTTTGGTATCGGACACGGACAGGCATGTCATTTGCTTTGGTGCAAACACCATAGGCACGACGGCCCAAGATTTATTACTTGTACGGTGGTCAGATCAGGAAAACGCGGTAAATTGGACGCCTTCGGCGACAAACACAGCGGGTGACCAGCGGTTATCCTCTGGTTCAGAGATAATAACAGCGATTGAAACCCGTCAGCAGGTTCTAATCTGGACGGATTCGTCGCTTTACAGCATGCGGTTTGTGGGTCCTCCATTCACCTTCTCCTTTAGCTTGTTGGCGACTAACGCCTCCATAATCTCCCCTAATGCTGCGGTTGCTGTTGGAGATCGTGTCTTCTGGATGGACACGGAAAACTTCTTTATGTACGCGGGCCAGATACAAATCATCCCCTGCACGGTGCTCCGCTACGTCTTTGACGACATAAATACGAACGAGACCCTCAAGTTTTTTGGCGGTGCCAACCGGATGTTTGACGAGATCTTCTGGTTCTATTGTTCCTCAGACAGCAGCGACATAGACCGCTACGTCAAATACAATTACGCCGAGGGCACTTGGGATATAGGGTCCTTGTCGCGGACTGCGTGGCTTGATTTCGGTCTTCTAAGTAAGCCACGCGCAGCGGGTTATATTGACAGCGCTAACTACATCTATGACCACGAAACAGGGACCACGGCCGATGGAGAGTCTATGTCTCCCTTTATCGAATCCTCCGTGTTCTCCATGGGGGACGGCCAACAGTTCTCGTTCATAAGTCGTATTGTCCCAGATATCGACATCGCAAGCTCCGATGCGACGGCTTCTGTAAACTATATTCTAAAGACAAGGGATTATCCCGGCGAGAGCCTGTCTACAAACTCCACGAGCGCCGTTACAAGCACCACGGATCAGGCTTTCGTCCGGTCCAGATCGCGGTCCACGGTTCTACGTGTTGAAAGTGACGAGAGCGATATCCAATGGACTATGGGCGACACTCGTTTAGATATCCGACCTGATGGGAGACGATAATGGCTAAATTACTTCAAACCACACTTCCTCTGGTCCAACCTCAGTATGATTTTGATACGATGGTTCGCTTGGTCAGTGTTCTAGAGGACGCTCTGACCAGAACAGAAATTCCTGCTGTAATAAGCGGAGAAGATGACACTAACGGCGTAAACTGGTTTATGGACTAATGGCTTCTGCATACAAAAATATAACTAAGTTAGTAGGCGCTACAGGGGATGTTATAGTTTACACATGCCCTTCGGTAACCGAAGCGATTGTAAAAAGTATAAATCTATACAATAGTCACACAGGATCTGTTGTTGTATACTCTAAAATAACAGACAGTTCAGCTTCCGTTACGGCGACATTGCAGAAGGCCACTCTTGCTACATTGGCCTCAACTTCTCAATCCGCCGATACGTCCCTGACCGGGCCTTTTGTTCTAGAGGCTGGTGATACGCTCGTTTTTAATTGTGCTACGGCATCTAAAATATACGTATTCGCTAGTGTTCTGGAGATTTCATAATGGCAATAGACACGACACCCAAAACACGCGGTGAGCCCAGTATCCAATCCCTGGCTTCTGGGCTGGGAACTTTGGGTCGCTATGGCGATAATTACATGGTCCATGCGGCTGAAGGCGAGACCTTTGTGCCCAAGGAAATCCTAGACGCTAATCCTAATCTAAAAAGTGCTCTGTTCCAACAGATGAAGATTATGGGTATCGAGGACCCTAATCGTTATGTTGTTGGTGACGCCTTAAATTCCATTAACCCTATTACTGGGCAGCCAGAGTTCTTCTTTAAAAAGATTTGGTCGAAGATTAAGAAGGTTGTCAAGTCGATCGCTCCTGTTGTTGCCCCTATTATAGGTAATATGATTTTGCCAGGTATTGGCGGTCTTCTTGCCTCTGGTTTGGCGAGCAAGATATCGGGAGGGTCGTGGGGAGATGCCTTGAAAGCTATGGCAACATCCTATGCTGTGCAGGGTGTCGCATCCGGTTTCTCAGGCAAGGGCGGATTCTCAATGGATAAACTTCAAAAAGGATTCACCACTCCCTTCAAGGCCCTTGGGGACCTTCCTGGGTCGTTTGACCAAGGTATTTTTGGCAGCGCAGGCTACACGAAAATGCTTCCGCAATATCAAGAGAACTATACACCTCCTTCAGAGACGCCGTTGCTGGATACATATGCGAACACCGCAGAAGGTAAGGCCATACTTGATCGTCAGGCGCAGGATGCTTTTAGTAGCAATGACGATTTTTTAAGCGGACTCAAACCACCTGCACCACCCACAGCGCAAGAAGCCTTTTTGCTGAATAACGATTTCCCGTCACAAGACCTTTCTCAAGACTTTTCTTTTGAGAACGATTTCCCCCGTTATGCCAAGAAAGATATTCCTTATAGCTCCCCTGAAGTACGAAACTATCTAAATCAAGAGGGTCTCCTTACCCGAAAACAAATTGAAACACTGGGCGGTAACCCCATGGAAGGATCTATTGAGCAAAGACTTACATCTGCGGATGTTGCGGAGTTGAGAAATGAGGCGGATATAGCTGCTCAGTCCAAACGCTATGGTATTACGCCCAAACCGACTGTAGACACCTACAAGGCTGGCAAACTACTGGTAGACGAGGATGGCGCACTACTGCGTAGTGACTCCATGCTGGACAGCGTCATGAATCCAATCAAGAAGGGTCTGGGCTCTATTATCGGACAAGAAACTGCGGATAAATATGGAACGGCAATCGTAGGCGGCTCCTTGATAGCGGGTTACGCACTGACGGCGGATGAGGAAGAAAAGGTTCCTGGTCCAAGTGCTTCATCGCAGAAGCAAAGTGCTTATGAAGCTTGGAGCAATATTGCGGATAAAAACTCTCCGGAGGCGATAAACTTCTACCGAACGTGGTACGGACAGCCTCAGTTTACGAGAGCCGATTACGAAAAAAGAGCCGGTAAAAATCATGGTAGACCGGACTGGTGGTTTAAGGACTATGGAATGTCTGTGGCTGGTGGTGGTGAGGTTATGGGTCCTGGTACAGGAACTTCCGACAGCATACCAGCGAGACTATCTGATGGAGAATTCGTCATGACGGCACGGGCGGTTGAGAACGCCGGTGGGGGCAACAGATCTCTGGGGGCTGCCCGCATGTACGACATGATGAACAGATTTGAAAGAGGAGCGGCCTGATGGCGGTTACGCAAACAGAAACAACAGTACTTCAAGCTCCTTATATCCAAGAAGCGGCTAAAAAGAACTTAGCTGTTGCCGAAGGTCTTGTAGCCCAGCCCCTCACTCTCCCACAACAGCAGATTGCTGGACTGAGCGGCATGACGCAACAGGCCATGAATACTGCTCAAGGTATTGGCGGTTATCAGGGTATGTTGAACCAAGCTGGTGGTACAACCAACTTAGGGATACAAGCTCTACAGCAAGGCGCCGCCGGTTCACAGGCTGGTTTCACAGGTGGGATGGGCGCTCTACAAGGGGCTATGGCTGGATATTCAGGGGCTCCTAAAGGGCAACAATATTTTGGCCAAGCAGGGCAGGCCTATGGTGGTGCCGGTGGACAATATCAACCGGGATCGTCGTTCACTGCTCAACAGGGTCCTGCGGCTCAACAGTACAACGCACAAGGCTTCGATCCTAACAGCGTCTCTTCTTACATGAATCCTTACGAAGACCAAGCCGTGCAACAGGCTTTGGGAGACATCCGTAGGGAAGGAGAGATTGCTGGCAATCAGCAGAATGCGGGAGCCGTAGCGGCTGGTGCTTTTGGTGGTTCAAGGCAGGGTTTGCAGGCTGCGGAGTTAGGGCGAAATGTTCTTGACCAGCAGTCAAGAACTGCGGTTGGGATGCGTCAAGCAGGTTATCAGAACGCCATGGCACAAGCACAAGGCGCTTTTGCTGATCAACAACGCCGCCAACAAGGTCAGTCCCAGTTTGGTTCCAATTATGCACAGCAGGGTTTCCAGACTCAGCAACAAATGGCCCAAAATCAGCAACAGTTTGGTGCGTCGATGGGTATGAGCGCCTACGAAGCGGAACGCCAACGTCAATTGGCCCTGGCCCAAGGTTATTCTAATCTTGGGCAGGCGCAGGGGAATGCCGCCACCCAAACTGCTCAAACTCTTAGTGGTCTCGGAACAGGAATGGCGGGTATTGGGTCAGCGCAGGGTGCAAATGCTGTTCAGTTGGGCCAAGGTATTGGGTCATTAGGTACGCAGCAGGCCAACATAGCTGGCATGGGTCAAAATATGATGGCCAACCAAGCGCAGCTTCAAGCTCAGATGGGCGGCCTTGAGCAGCAGAATCAGCAGATGCAGATGGACGCTAACCAAGCGAACGCACTCGCACAGATGTACCAGCCTCAACAACAGGTCAGTTGGATGTCTGATATAATCAAGGGTACACCATCGTCTCAGCAAAGCATTTCTACCGCCACCGCGCCATCCGCAAGCCCTTGGTCTCAATTGCTTGGAGGAGCAGGCGCTTTGTACGGCGGTTATAAAGCATTCACGGGGAAATGAGATGATTAATCGTCGCAGACCGATACAATCCATCGTAGAAAATCGTCGGATGTTTGCTGTTGGCGGAATGGCGCAACCGATGGGTCCTCCTCCGCAGCAGATGCCTATGGGAATGCCTCCCGCGCAGCAGATGCCTATGGGAATGCCTCCCGCGCAACCGATGCCTATGGGAATGCCTCCCGCGCAACCGATGCCTATGGGAATGCCTCCCGCGCA